ATTCTTCACTGCATCACCCTCTCAAATATACCGTTTCTGTTGCTATGCAAAAACCTTCCGTAAGGAGGCCACTTTTGGACAATTTTAAAATTGTCCATTTCTCAATTCTTCCATCTACTTTTTTTTCGAAGAAAAATCCTGGTTTTCAAAGATTTTCATTATTGTGACGGTTACCGTCACACTTTTCAAATTAATCATATTTACAGGGTATTAACGTGTAAATATGAGTTATTGTAACATTGTTTCAGTCACGTACCGAGTGGAGGGGAGGTTCATTGTAAAAAGGAGGGTGGGGAGGGAGGAAAAAAACGCATCAACGCCTGCGAATATATTTCGCTATATGTAACAACATCTATTAGTCCAGCTTTATAGCAATAACTTGTGATACTTGACACAAGTTATGAATCGTTCTATTTTCATTGCCTTCTTCCTTTGTCACTACAACTTGAGGGTGTTCTTCTTGCGTAATACTATTTGAACGTTGTTTGGATGCCCGATGTTCATAACCAGTTTCACGTTCTTTTAATACTGTGTTCCACGTATCAATAATCTCTGAAATACACGATTTAAACCATTTACGATTACGCTGAACAACAACACACGAGTACTCCTCTAAATAGTAATAGTATTTATTATATAGTATATATGTTTCTTTATGTAATTCTTCTTTCTCTGCTATCCAACCATTGATCTCATTTTGTGAATAATCACTACTTAATGGATAATATTCATAATGCGGTTTATACGCATCTTCATCATCGTCTTCTTTATTTTTTTTTGAAAAATACAGTATGACACCCCTGTAATCATGTTTAAAATCCGAGTAAAATTCTTCCTCTGTATATTCTTTGAACCGTGTTTCTACAAAGTCACACGATTCCAATTCACAAACTTCCATTTGTATTTGCATTTGGATCCAGTACTCTTCCTTGGGAATCTGTGTAATTTCACGATTCACTATATTTTTAATTTCCAACATTCGTCCATAAAGAGGACTTGAAGGGTCTGTAATAATTCCGTCTGGCGAAGCACCAATAAATGGATAATCTTTATGCGTAATACATCCAAAATTACCCACAGTGGTAGAATATAAATGTTCATATAGCATAATGGTAACGTTTTCATATTTGTTTCCCCACTCCATTGGACCACCATAATATTGCTGCTTTGGCTTGCAAGCACATTTTTCATATATAATGCTGTTTCGCGACGATTCGCTTTTGAATATTTTCCACATACTACTTGCTGTAAATTTATTTTTGCGTGATTCGTACCATTCAGTGCTTTGCTGCTCGTGTGTATTCTTAGTTTCCAAAGCACATAAAACGTTTGATATATCTATTGGGTGTTGATAGACGGTAAAATCGTGTTTGGATACATATGGTATAGCATTGTTCAAATCCGTGTACAATGATAATGTGTATTCAACTAAATCCTGGTCTAAATGAAATAACGATAGTTCATTTATATATTTTACCATTCGGGAATGAAATTTATGTCGGAAGAAGTTAATATACACGTGATTATCGTCTAATGATGTATCAATCAAGTCATATATATACTCTATTTGTTCATCATCTGTCATATCAACGTTATAGCAATCGGATGATTCTGAGGTCATCTTGTTTATATCTTAATAAAATATTGTATTTATTAGGATATACTGTATAATATTTCATTCAATTTTTCATTTTGTATTATTCACAATTCTATTTGTCACCTGAGCCATTAGCACTTGGTTTGTTTTTTGGTGTCAAATTACGTAGTATATTTTTTCTAAAATCCGTATTCTTGAATGAATAATTCTTGTTTTTATCATTAAAATATAAGTTGGGTATATTTCTTATTACGCCATTAGCAATGTCATAATCAACGTCTTTTGCTTTATTAATTCTATTCTTCATAATACTATTTACCAAATAGTCTTCCAGTTTATTATTGTTCTCTACATTATCACTATATTGTCGTGCATATTCTCTGACCAACTTGATCTTGTTATTTTTGCTTAATTTAATCCAAGGTATGTTGATATTGCTATCATCTATAATATGTTTCATTTCTTCGTTATCTGTAAACATATTATTTGTGTATACTCTTTATATTGTGTTATATTTAACCATTTTTAATATATAATATAATGAAATCAATTGTACTGCCAATAGAAAAGGAAACAAAAAAGGTGAAAACTGAGAAGGAAAAGCGCGATAGAAAAATCATATCAACTGAAAAGTGGGTATATTCGGATATAACACAGGTTCGCGAAATGGAAATAGTAAATGAGTGTTATAATAACATTGAAAATAATGATACAAAATTATTGAAAGAACAAATACGAAATAAACTTCATTCATATAAGGGTCAAGATAAAACAAAGAAGGCATTGAAAGAGGATGACAATGAGTTCATGAACATAGAACATGTATTGAAACTATTGATGGATACACGACATATATGTTATTATTGTAAATCAACCGTAAAGCTTTTTTATGAAAAGGTTCGGGAACCTACACAATGGACACTGGAACGTTTAGATAACACACTCGGACACAATGATAAAAATTGTGTGATTTCATGTTTGAAATGTAATTTATCGCGACGAACAATGCATCACGAAAGATATACATTAACTAAGCAAATTCAAAATATCGTTAAAAAAACATAAAGTTATGGTGATACATATTCATAATGCCTGAAATACACAAAATATTAGATACATTTTTACATAAACGTCAAATTCCCCATTTAATATTTTACGGAAGAAATCATAATGAAAAAATAAGATTAGTAAATGAATTCCTAAACAAATTGTACTATTTTGATGTCAAACTGAAAAGAAATAATGTGTATAGTGTAGATTGTTGTTATAGTAAAGGTATCAAATTTATACGCGAAGACTTGAAATTGTTTGCGAAAAGCAATGTGACGAGTTCAAGTAATGGTAGTACATTCAAGACCATTGTATTATACAATGCAGATTATTTAACTGTAGATGCTCAATCGGCATTAAGACGATGTATAGAGGTGTTTAGTCATAATACTCGGTTTATATTGGTGGTGGAAAATAAATATAAGTTATTGAATCCAATATTATCCCGTTTTTGTGAATTATATGTACATGATAGTGAAACCATTACACAATGGATAAATGACGATAAACATATTGAATTGTTTGATAAATACTACAATGACCATATGAAGGGGACAAAAATGACACATAATGATATTTATAATTGCATCCAATATTGTATTCATAATGGAATTTGTTGTTTTCATATATTAAAGTGGTTGAAACGACAAACATTAAAGAATGATGTAAAGTCCGATATTTGTATATATTTTGATAGAATCCGCATAGATTTCAGATGTGAAAAGATGTTATTATTACAGTTTTTAGATTATATAGTTTTCGTTCAAAAAGCAGTATAAAAAGATGTATATACATTATACAAATGGATGATTTTGTAACAGCAAATTTACACGAGTCTCGTAACGAGTGGTGTGCCCGTTTGGTGTCAATATTCTCACCATTGGTCATTGAGGGGTTTAAATCTATATTTGACGAATCGTGGAAATTATGTGTGGAAAATGATGAAGTGAATAAATATTTGATGACATTTCAGGAATTATTGACCCGTGTTCCGAAATGGAATAATGAAATTATTTCTACTGAACGCAAGCGAATTATTGAACGAAGCGGGTGCAATTATTTGGAGGACTTAATCACGTGTGTTCATATTATACAACTTAAAGTATTAACGTGTGTCCGTGTGGGTAATAAACAGAAAAAGATTGATATTTCCATTCCAAAATTGGATGATTTTATTCACAAGGTATATATTCATTGTGCACGCAAAATATATTCAAACGTGTATTTGTTTGAGAAGAATATCAATCCGCTTCAAATACAGAAAAATCGCCGTGAATTGGAATTGATTGTTCAAGAGTGCTTGATGATATCTATCCGAGATTCCATTCCAACAGAAGATATTATTCGTGCATATATGGATGAAAATGTAGAAGAGGAAGAACAAGTGATTATTGAAGATATTCCAAAGACCCAGGAACAAGGCGATGTTCAACCCAGTTTAATCCAAGATAAGCACGAAGAAGTCACAATGGAAACTTCGGAACCCCAAGAAACAAAAGAGAAAAGTGAAGAACCTCATGTAGAGTTAGGAATTCGCGATTTAGATGATGAAAAAGTTGTAACAACATTAACATTTAATGATATGGATTCAGTATTGGACACAGATAATAACGTTTCTAACATAGAGGCACCCAAGAGTATTGAGCGTTTAGAAGAACTTAGTACTACACGTGCTTTAGAACGTAAAATGGAAGAAGCAGAAAACAATGATTATGACGACATTGATGATGAAGCATTGAACATTAGCGATGAAGTAATTCATTTGAACGATTTTGAAGATGTATCCAGTGTAGTTAAAATCAACTAATGCGTTTTATATGATAAAATAATGCCTAATATTTTATTATACACATGGAAAAGGAAGTAGCTTTTTCACTATTAGTATCCGTATTTTATGGCATATTCAAATTTGTAGAAATGAAATATATTGAAAAGGAATGGAAACCGATAAAAGTTATAGTTCGTGATATATTAATGGTAATGGTGTCTTCTTTTGCTGCAGCAATTATATTTGTCCAGTACCATCAATCATTTAGTAATTTTTTCAGTGTTATTACAGATAACGTAATGTTGGATACAAGTAATACAAAAGTATATACAGATATGCCATCATTTTAGATATTCAAATGTGTGAAAAATTATGATAATTGAATTATTGTTGGCAATTATCATATGAATGTAATATATATACATTATAATAAGTCATTTATGAGTGTTAATTCAAACATAGAGAAAGATTACAAAAACGAATTTATATCTATATTAGATGAGTACAGTGGATTATTAATGAAACGCGGTGATTTTATTAAAGCAAAAATATATCGTCGCGCACACGATAATTTAGTGAATTATAGCGAACCTATATATAGTGTTGATGAATTGGCATCTATCACCGGGTTTGGTCCTGGCATTATGAAAATACTTAAAGAATATGTATCCACTGGTAAAATAACAGCATTGGAAAATGAGCGAAAGCGTCCTGAAAATGTATTAGCAAACATATATGGTATTGGTCCAAAAAAGGCGCGCGAATTAGTGAATAATGGCATCACCAGTATAAGTAAATTGCGCGAAGAATACAAAAAAAATCCCAAATTATTGAATGATGTTCAAACCAAGGGATTGACATATTACGATGACATTATTCAACGTATTCCGAGAAGCGAAATTGTTCAGTATAATAAAGTATTTGATAAAATATTCAATAATGTAAAGGATGATACAAGCAAATATGAAATCGTCGGTAGTTATCGTCGCGGTTCTCAAACATCTGGTGATATTGATCTAATTATAACGTCAAAGAATAAAGACGTGTTTGTAAAGTTTGTGGATAAGTTGTTAGAAAATAACATTATTATAGAAATATTATCACGGGGTCCAACAAAATCATTGGTTATTTGCAAATTAGACAAACAAAGTGTTGCGCGTCGTGTAGATTTCTTGTATTCAACATATGAAGAATATCCGTTTTCAATATTGTATTTTACCGGAAGTAAAGATTTTAATACTGTAATGCGAGGATATGCACTAACATTAGGATATTCACTCAATGAGCATGGATTATATAAAAAGGAAAAGGGTAAAAAGAAAGAAGATAAAATCACAGATACATTTTTATCTGAACGTGATATTTTTGACTTTCTTGGACTTGTATATAAAGAACCCAATGAACGCATTGGAGGAAATGATGTATTAAAGAAAGATGGAACACCTGTAAAATTAAATGATACTATGAATAAAGATGATACCAAGACGTTGAAAAATACAGTATCCCGTTCTGTAAATAAAACCCAAAAAGCAGAAGGTACAATAAAAAGTATTCAAGATATTATAGATTCTATACCTCAAGAAATAGAATCAACACCTGTGGTAGAAGAAACCGCGCCTGTGGTAGCAGTGACAAAGAAGAAACGTGGGCGTCCCAAAGGAAGCAAAAATAAAACACAAAAAAATGTAAAACAGCAAGGTAGTATTATAGAAAAGAATGAAGAACCAGAAACAAAACCTAAACAAGATATGGTAAGTAAATCAAATAAAGAAAAAATGGAAACCATTTCTGAAGTAAGTACAATAAAAAGTATTCAAGATATTATAGATTCTATACCCTCAGAAATGGAAACAACACCTGTCGTAGAAGAAACAGCTCCAGTGGTATCAGTATCTGAACCTCTTGTAGAAGAAACAGCTCCAGCGGTGGTAGCAGTTACAAAGAAGAAACGTGGGCGTCCCAAAGGAAGCAAAAATAAAACACAAAAAAATGTAAAACAACAAGGTAGTATTATAGAAAAGAATGAAGAACCAGAAATAAAACCTGAACAAGATGTGGTAAGTAAATCAAATAAAGAAAAAATGGTAGAAAATAGTATAGATACAAACACCGAGAAAGATAAAATGAAAACCAAGAAGCCTAAATTGACAATGAAAGAAGGAGATGTAGTTAAGATGATGGAGGAATTTAAAACAAAAGGTATTTCTGTATTAGAATCATTAAGTAAAACAGAATTAGAACAAATCGTTTTGGTTGCAAATAAACAATTTCATTCGTATGTAGAACAAAAAGGAGAACCAACACTTACTGATAATGAATATGATATAATAAAGGAGTATATTGAACAAAAATACAGCGATGCATCTGTATTAAATGAGATTGGTGCTGAATTTGAAAAAAATAAAGTAAAACTCCCTGTAAATATGCCATCAATGGATAAAATAAAACCAACTACAAATGCGTTAACAACGTGGGTGGAAAAATATAAAGGTCCATATGTATTGTCTTGTAAATTGGATGGGGTAAGCGGATTATATTATAGTAAAGATGGACAGCGAAAATTATATACTCGTGGAAATGGAAGCGTAGGTCAAGACGTATCACATTTATTAAAGTACGTAAATGGTATTCCTGATATTCAAAATGTAATTGTTCGTGGCGAATTTATTATTTCCAAGAAGATATTTGACGACAAATACAGTAAGCAGTTTTCAAATGCCCGAAATTTGGTTGCCGGGATTGTGAATAGTAAAAAAGTGGATAAAAAAGCGAAAGATGTAGATTTTATTAGTTATGAAATGATAGAACCCGAATTAAAACCAAGTGACCAAATGAAAACAATGCGCGAAAATGGGTTTAATGTAGTAAAGAATGAAGTAACATCTACATTATCAAATAATATGCTATCTGATATACTAACAGATTGGAGAACAAATTACGAGTATATAATTGATGGAATAATTGTAAGTGATGACAATATTTATAAACGTACAAATAAAAATCCTGACCATTCATTTGCGTTCAAAATGGTAATGTCTGACCAAGTAGTAGAAGCAAAAGTAGTGGATGTTATATGGAATGCCAGTAAAAGTGGTTATTTAAAACCACGTGTAAGGATTGAACCTGTTCATGTGGGTGGTGTAAAGATAGAATATGCAACTGGATTTAATGGAAATTTCATTGAAGAAAATAAAATAGGTGTGGGTGCGATCATACAAATTGTCCGCAGTGGTGATGTAATCCCACATATTAAGAGTGTTACTACACCCGCCGAAAGACCAAAGATGCCGGATATACCATACAAATGGACAGATACACACGTAGATATTATTTTGGAAAATAAGGAGGACGATGTAAATGTATTGGAGAAAAATATTACGTCATTTTTCACTTCATTGGAAGTAGATGGTTTATCTCAAGGAAATGTGAAACGTATAATGAATGCGGGATATAATAGTATATGTAAGATCCTGGATATGGAAGAAAAGGATTTCCTCAATGTAGATGGTTTCAAAGATAAAATGGCGAAGAAAATATACGAAAGTATTCGTGATAAGATGAAAAATGCAACATTGATACAAATAATGGCTGCTTCTAATAAGTTTGGACGAGGTATTGGAGAACGTAAAATTACGCCTATAATGAATGCATTCCCAAAAATATTGGAAATGTCGGAATCAGATGAAGACAAAATTAAGATGTTAATGAGTGTAAAGGGTATTGGAAAGGAAAATGCCAAATCATTTGTTGAAAATATTCCAGTATTTTTAGAATTTATGAAGCAATGTAAAATAACACAAAAACAATACGCAGTGCCAATGAATGCATCCGAAAATAAAGAATTATCAAATATAAACAAAGATCATCCATTGTACGATAAGAAGATAGTGATGACGAAAGTTCGCGATAAAGAAATTATTGATAAGTTATCCACGTTTGGTGCGTACCTTGAAAATAATGTGAATAAGAATACATTTGCGTTGATTGTAAAATCAAAAGATGATGTTTCAAATAAGACGAAGAAGGCAAATGAGTTAGGTGTACCAATATTTACCCCCGAAGAATTTATCGAGAAATACTTGACAACGAAATGAAGTATATGAATATAATGATGAATATATACACATTATTTGTTGATTATTGACATATTTGTCATAGGAATATGTCAACAAAAGCATAAAAGCAAAAAGAAAATGCAAAATTACATAACTTAAGCAAATGATGGAATAGTGTCAATATTTACAATAGTATCATCATCGCAAATAGGTTCGCTTGAAATGAATTTTTTGAACGCACTACGTTGAAGTTGTTTTTCTGGTGTATGATTATGAACAATACGAGCAATCATTTTGTATAGTTTGAAATTTGGATACCGTTCATCGCCGTTTTTCTTATATAAAACATTCTTTCCATTATCATCACAACACCACTGATAAATGATACGTTGGAATTCGTCAAAGGAATGAATACTTGCTTCGTCGTCAATAATAAAATCATAAATGGAACAACCGAGACGACAAAGGTCAAAACTGTAGTTAGGTTCAATACGTTTTTTTGTATTATCGTAAAAGGGACCAAAATTATATTGCGTATTTGCGTCACCATCTTTTTTGAAACTATCACTACAGTATGTAGTTCCATTATAAGTGACAATAGAACGTCCAAAATCAATTAACTTGAATATTTTTCCATATGTTGGAACAGTATAATGTATGCCTTTGTAGATATAATGTATATGTGTAATGGATGTTTCTTCATACATGATATTATTTGTATGTAAATCGTTATGTGTAAAATGAAAAGCTTTTTGTAATGTTAGCAAAATCATAATAATTTGGAACAATGCAGCAATATAGAATTCAGTATCCATATGTTCATCACTATTTAACAAACTATCAAACGTATCTTTACATTTGGAAAGAGCAATCATAATAACTGGGAAATTGTTAATATAAGCATAGAGAGGCTCTTCTTCTACACTGCTGTCATCATCACTAATTTCGTTTGATGATGCATTACTATTTTCATCTACTTCATTTTCAGATATACTATTAGAATCTTCGGTATTATTTTCTTCACTATTGTCACTATCATTTGTGTCACTTATACTACTATTGTCACTATCATTTGTGTCATTGTCGTTATTATTTTCAATAAATGTGTGTTCTTTCAAGTTGTCGGTGGTCAGTTCAAGTACTTCAGGTTCGCAAAATGATTTAATATTAATATCATTGGTATCAATATCATTAACATTATTATCTTCAGAAGGTACAATAATTTCATCAAAATCGTTTAATGATACATCATCACTAATAGATAATGCCTTTTTGTATTTCAATGTTGTATTTGTTGCTTCATTATGTAAAAGACCTTTTGAAAAAATATTTGTATGAAATAGGGAACCTATATGTTCTTGGAAAAATTCTTGTTCTTGTAAGAAATCAATATCATCCGCAATATTCATTCTAAACTGTTTTTGAATACCAGTAATGGAACCATAATAATTGACGCCGTGTTTGAAATGATACTTTTCATTCAACATATTAATTAAAGCACACGTGAAATTATCAACATAAGACGCATTGTGTATTGTTTGTAATTTTTCGTGGTAGTTATTGTTGTTATTTTCATCGTTTCCGTTGTCTTGATTAATATGGTAATATGGTTTAACAATTTTTGTAATATGTTTGTCATACTTGTATTTACCAATCATATAATGACACGGGTCTAAAAGTGGTGCATATTTAAAGAAAATATCTTTTTGGATTATTGAACCACTGTTATCAACAATAGATGTATTGGTGCATATATGATAACGATGATTAAACTGAATATTTTGACAAGAAACATCAGTGGTGGTAACACCTAAACTTAAATCGCAGGGGTTAGTAGGAGTCATAAAGTTTACATAAATTGGATTGAAATAGGTAATGTTGGATATGTCATATGGAAAATAATCTAATTCATCACACTCCCATTCTTGTAGTTGAGGACTATGATTTATAATTGTTATGTTCATTAATTTTAGCTAAAGTTCTAATAATGTATTCAAATGTAAAAATTTTGAAGATTAAACTTATAATCCAAGTGCGTTAATATATAGTTTAGATAATGTTATCATAGTATAAATACCATGACACTTGAACTTAAAAAATTTGATATGCGACATATAACATTCAAACCGGATGAGAATAAAGGTCCTGTGGTTGTATTAATAGGAAGACGCGATACAGGTAAATCTTTCTTGGTTCGCGATTTATTGTATTATCATCAAGATATTCCCATAGGAACAGTAATATCCGGAACAGAAGCGGGAAACGGTTTCTATGGTAAGCATGTACCAAAATTATTTATTCATGAAGAATATAAATCGGTGTTGATTGAGAACATATTACGACGCCAGAAGGCGGTTCTCAAACAAGTAAAGAAAGAAGTAGATACATATGGGAAAACAAAAATAGACCCTCGTGCTTTTGCAATATTAGATGATTGTTTGTATGACCAATCTTGGACACGTGATAAACTAATGCGATTATTATTTATGAATGGAAGGCATTGGAAAATTATGTTAATTATTACAATGCAATATCCATTAGGTATTCCTCCCAATTTACGTACAAATATTGATTATGTATTTATTCTTCGGGAACCATACATGACAAATCGCAAGCGTATTTGGGAGAATTATGCATCCATGTTTCCAACATTGGAATCATTCAGTGCTGTAATGGACCAAACAACGGAAAACTATGAATGTTTGGTTATTGATAATAATGCAAAATCAAATAAATTGAATGACCAAATTTTTTGGTATAAAGCAGAGAACCATCCCGATTTCAAGCTTGGGTCTAAAGAATTTTGGGATTTATCAAAGGGTATTGGTTCAGACGACGAAGACGAAGCATATGATCCGAATAAATCAAAAAAGAAATCGGTGGGACAACAAATTAATGTAAAAAAATCTAAATGGTAGGGTAGAAAAATTGATTGTAAAATCACACGAATACTATAATAATATCATATTATTATAATAATAAGCATTTGCACCATGAACATTACGCCTACTAATGAACTAAAACCTATTTTAGATGAGGTTAAGAAAAGGATACATAAGAACCATACTATTGAAAATTATGAAAATATCTTGATGCCTGTATTGTCAATCACACAATCATTAGAAGCATATGATATCATTGAAAAATTCATGATGATGAGTAATCATGACGAATATACATATTATGGATACTGGGGACAAGGAAATAAAATGTATTGCATAAACATTAATAACACATTTTACATATTTACTATAATTTCAAACTTAAAACAACAATCTATTTTGGATGATAGTTATGAAATTGGACACATATTTAAATTGGATAATAATTATTTAACTACGCTTAGGATGGATTAGTATGATTATGTACATTTGTATTTGTTTCAGTGTTTTGTTCATTATTTTCTGTTTCGTGGATTTCATCATTTTCGCTGTTTTCAATTACATTTTGTTCATTTGCCCAACTGGGAGTAGGTGAATATGGAGGACTACCAATAACCCAACTGGAAGCACGCGAACGCGGAGGACTACCATCAGGTGTTTGAGGAGGATTATTCAATATTATATTAATACCATCACCATTATCACTCTCTATACTCATATCGTCGCTATCATTAATATCATCGCTATCATCGCTATCATATTCATTAAAGTAATTTGTATTTCTGAATAATTGTCGTGAAATATTGTTTCGCTTACAAAACGTAGGTCCTAACTCCAAAATTTTGTTATATATAACATTTTGACAAGTGAATACATTTTCATAAATATGAAACACACTCATTGGTTTTTGATTATAATGAGACGTCATATATTCATTTGATGAGTGAATATTGCTATCAAATTTAAAATAATCACTACAATATTTTGGTTTATTTATATTTGTCCATCTACTATTACTTACTGCCCGTTTAATGTTTCTTCCGTAAATTGGATTATGTATAATAAATTTCACAATATTTGCTTTAAATACTGATAATTTTTGAAAATACTCATAAAATGTGAGAGAATATTTGATTTGAATGAAACAGATTAAGTAATCTTTTAATGCTTCAATAAGTAACTTCTTGGGAAATGTTTCACAAATTATGATACAATCTTTTTTTCGTTTGAATGAGCGATTAATAGCATTAATCATTTTATGTATTTCATCAACAGTATCACTTTCACTTAAATTGTTAATGTAATGTTTCACATATTGTTTCAATAAATGACAGTAATGATTATCTTTTAATTGTGATAAATCAAAATCGCTTTCAAAGAAACAGTCCATCGTTTTATTAATATACATTGTGTGAAATTTATATTGAAAATAGATGTTATACAATGTTGATTTGTCAAATATAATATTATTATATGGATTTTTTACATATTGCGGAACAACAAAAAATGCATCTCCCGCAGTAAGGTTATGTTCAAATATATTCAATAAATCTGTAATGGTAAAATAATATAACTTTTTGTTTTGACATACAATAAAACAATTTCTGGAGGTGGGGGTGATTTCAGTCATTTTCATGTCAAACGTAATATGTGGTTTATATAGTTTTCTTTTCATTACTTCGCGAAATTTTATTAGACCAAAATATACCTTTTGAAATTTATTGAATTTATCAATAAATAGTTTTTTTGTATTTTTGGATGAAAATGGCATTCCATCAATGCATTCTTTATATAAATCAAACTTGGTTATAGTTTTATATACACAGAAATCTATAAATAATCGTTTTACAATGTAATCATTGTGGCTCATATGATTATTAAACTCATTATTCAAAAGTTCATTTTCAAATTCAACATATTTATTGAACTGGTTATTGATGTCAATAAATGGATACTCCTTTTTACAGTTATAGTCATTGTAAATAATTTTATTGAATAGTGCTATACACATCTTAATGTACATAGTATAATATATTTATACTATTTACAAAAATACTTTTTTACATCTAATATGTGGTTGCTCAATCATTATCCTTGCGTTCCAACATATTTTTTAGAATCTCTTCATTGTTTGCTGCTTGCGATTCTTCGGTAGCCACTTCGCGACTTTCAAAATCAACCGTTTGAGTAACACCAACAAGGTTATCTTGTCCATCGATGCTTTGTGTAAGAAGATTTCCAGATTTTTCTGCGTTTTTAATGTTTTCTTCAATCGCTTTGCGTTTTGTTTCCCTAACACGTGCCTCAAATTCTTCCTTAGCTTTAGCTTCATTTTTCATCTTTTCATTATGTAGTTGGTTAAGCTCTTCCTCCATAAACTCTACCCGTCCAGTCTTGTATGCATCTGGGTCCCAAGGAATCCACATACCTACGGGACCTACAAAAATATCGTGATTAGGGTCAATTTCGCGCAGTTTTTTACAACGTATTTCGGCTTCTTCCTGAGTATTATATGTACCGCGAATCTTAAGACCACGAACAGATGTTTGGAATGAATGTTTCAAGTTAAATTGTTCATTTAGACGCTCTTCATTTTTGTCCAAGAATGTTTTATAATCATCATCAACGGGTGTAGATTGTAGCTTCTCGTTTTCTTCTTTAGCAAATTCTTGTAAATCTTGGATAACATTTTCAGCCTGTAGGTTGTATTTATAGGATACAAATTGAAGAAAGTCAAAAAATTTAGAAAAAGATTTAGTATAATCCCATGTTTTTACAAATTCTTCAAAAAGATAAAGCTCACGCTTTTTTAGGATTGTTTCAGGGGAAACGAATGAAAGACAAGCGAATTTTTGACCTGAAATAGGGGCATCTTCATCGCATAAATCAACGTATTTAGGATTTGGTTTTCCATCTACCATTTTACGTTCAAAAGAGGACATTATACAATATTTAGTAGTAGTATTTTTATATTTGTTTGTAAATAATTATATTTGTATATAATATATTATGAACGGTGTATTAGACTTCCAAGAACTCGTCAAGCGCGTAGTAAAATACCTTGTTGAAGGTTTAGTTGTTGCTATTGTAGCATTCTCCATCCCCAAGAAACAATTGAACGTTGAAGAAATTGTTGTCATTGCCCTTGCTGCCACAATGACATTCAGCATCCTTGACGTATTTGTGCCCGCCATGGGTCAAACTGCCCGCACAGGTGCCGGTTTCGGTATCGGTGCCAACCTTGTCAAATTCCCCATGATGAGGTAAATGGCATAAATATATTGCAAACACAATAAAAAATTAATATATTGATATTTTATATATTAATCAAAATATGAACGAAAAAGAAATGTTAATGTTTTATCACACCGCATTGCGCAATGTCGGTCTATATACATCGGTATCGTTTGCGTCTTTAGGATATAGTCGTGTATATCGTCATCAAAATTATTTTTATAATAATATCCTTATTATGGTAAGTCTTATTTTCGTTTTTATTGCGTTTTCCATTAATTACATATTATTAAATGAACTCTATGATTATTCCAGCAAAAACGATGATAGTGCGTTAGATAAATGGATATTTATTCCGGAAATTATAATGATTATAGAATTATTCTTGATGATATTAGCAATAATAACATTGTATTATCATATCTAAACACATATATCATTATAGCACGAAAATGATATTATACTGTAGGAAAAAACTGCCAATCTAATTCTTTACAAACTTCTTTCCATATCATATCTTGCTCTAATTGTTTATCCCTATCTTTCATCATAGGTATAAATGGTAAATATTGTGTCTGGTCCAATAATACACATAATTGATAGAGTGTATATGTATAATTGAAGAAATTTGTTCGGCTCGGTGGGCAATGTAGCGCCCACGGTTTTTGTATTTCAATAAACAAGACACATAATGTTTCGTGCAATTCTTCATTCATCAGTGGAGGCTTGATACCAAAAAGCGAATTAATATATTGGATATGTTCAAAGTATTTATTTAATCCCAACTTTCGCAAAATCTCTCGCATTTTATTGTAGTTCAATTCCCGCATATCTTGGATACGTTCTTTTTTGATTCGTTTTTTAATTGCGTCAATAACATCATCGGGAATCTGTGTTGTTTCCTTTGCTTGAAATTGTGCTAATATTTCTTTGAAATGATTTAATCGTATATATGCTGTATATGATACTTCATTGGGTGGTTCTTTATTAGATGGTTTATTGCTATCCACAATATAGGTAATGAACTTTCCACATTGCTGATTATTACAAATCATAATTCCTTCTTCTTCTTGAGCAATCATTTCACCCTTTTGACAAGAGTCACAAATATCGCAATTGATGATAAAATCGTTTGTAATAAGTGTTTCATTATCTACGTTTTTCCAATATTTGCGATACAACTGTTTAGATTTTCTATATTTATCTTCTTCAATGTCTTCGCTATTATTGTTTGTCTTTTTAATTTTGAAAAAACTGTGCATTGCCTTACTGTTTCGCTTGGTATTAGCATTATTGTTAATTTGTTGTTTTTCTTCAAAATAATTGAAAATAATCTTACTGTTTTCAAGAAAGTAATTCTTTTTAATGTTGGATAACCTTTTGATTTCTTGACGAATTTCATTAATCCTGTCTTTTAAATCCATAATAGTATCCACATTTGTACGTGATGTAGAACGTAATGTAATTTTTAATTCCTCTTTTTCTGTTTGTAAATTTGGAATTAATGTATCATCTATGCTTTGAAAATATGCTAACATTTCATCGTGTTTTATGTCTATAGAAATAAGCTGTGCATTTGGATTATTTGACATTAGATATTCATATATCATTTAGTTTATATTTTTTTTGGCATAAAATAATATCGTCCAAATGATGAAAATAAACTCAACCTATGGTGTATAATGACAAACATACAAAATATTATAACGGAATTAAAATCTCCGCAAAAAACAGTGGAGATCAACTCCAAACATTTTCAAAAAATGGTATTTATAACAAACGCAATAGACGATGGATGGAGTGTTAAAAAAGTAAAAGATAATTATATTTTTTCAAAGAAACACGAAAACAAAAAAGAAGTGTATCAGAAGACGTATTTAGAGAAATTTATTTTAACTAACCAAGAATTGCAACATATTTAAGAATCAACAAAAAATCAACAAAAATCAGTCAAACTCAATTTCTTGATGTAAAAGAACATTTACCAAATCAACAGGTTCGGTAGAAAAATGTTCAGATACATGTTCTTCCACTTCATTTATCCAGCAAAAATGACATATAAATATTCGCATTAAATAGTAGCATTTTTCAAAACTCATTTACTATACATATAACACTGTTGGGTTTATATGTATTTAGGAAAAGTTGAAATTAAAATTTTGTAAAAAAATAATTAATTCGTATTTTTCTGAAATTATTTTCTTTAGACATAATATATAGTAGAAAAATGGGTGGAGCTCTTATGCAACTCGTAGCTTATGGCGCTCAGGACGTCTTCCTTACCGGAACTCCTGAAATCACATTCTGGAAAGTTTCCTACCGTCGCCACACAAACTTCGCGATGGAATCCATTGAACAAACATTCTCTGGACAAGCTGACTTCGGTCGTCGCGTAACATGCACAATCAGCCGCAATGGTGATCTTGCTTACCGCACCTACCTCCAAGTCACACTCCCCGAAATCAACCAAACTTTGGCGAAAAACGCTCGCTGGTTAGATTTCCCAGGTGAACAACTCGTTTCCCAAGTTGAAATTGAAATTGGTGGCCAACGCATTGACCGTCAATACGGTGACTGGATGCACATCTGGAACCAACTTACTCTTTCCTCTGAACAACAAAGCGGATACAACAAGATGGTCGGACACACAACACAACTCACACACGTTGTTGATCCCTCCTTCGCTGCCATCTCTGGTCCCTGCGCTGGTTCCTCCGCGGCCCCCCAAACATGCGCTGCTCGCGATGCCCTTCCCGAAACAACACTTTACGTACCCCTTCAATTCTGGTACTGCCGCAACCCTGGTCTTGCTCTTCCCCTTATTGCCCTTCAATACCACGAAGTCAAGATCAACATTGATTTCCGCCCCATCGGTGAATGCTTGTGGGCGTGGACCGACGGAGCCTCTGCTCAAGCGGCCTACCAACAATCCCTTGTTGCCGCCTCCCTCTATGTTGACTACATCTTCCTTGACACAGATGAACGCCGCAAAATGGCCCAAAACCCCCACGAATACCTCATCGAACAAGTCCAATTCACAGGTGATGAATCCGTAGGTTCCTCCTCCAACCGCATCAAACTTAACTTCAACCACCCCTGCAAAGAACTTGTATGGGTTGTCCAACCTGATGCCAATGTTGATTACTGCTCTTCCTTAGAAAGCGGCTCTGCTCTTGCTGCTCTCTATGGTGCCCAACCCTTCAACTACACAGATGCCCTTGATGTCCTTCCCAACAGCATCTTGGCCTTCTCTGGACGTAACGAAGCCGCGGATATGATTGATGGTTCTGCTAACGTATTATCTGATTTACCCGGTGCTGCTACTTCTGTAGGTGGTGATGCCGCTGGATACGTCCTCCAAGAAGCCTCCCACGAAATGCACTGCTGGGGTGAAAACCCTGTCGTCACAGCGAAACTTCAACTTAACGGACAAGACCGCTTCTCCGAACGTGAAGGTTCCTACTTTGACGTCGTTCAACCCTTCCAACACCACACACGTGCCCCCGATGCCGGTATCAACGTATACTCCTTCGCTCTTCGCCCTGAAGAACACCAACCTTCTGGAACATGCAACTTCTCCCGCATCGACAACGCCGTCTTACAACTTGTCCTTTCCTCCAACACAGTATCTGGCACAAACACAGCCAAGGTACGCGTATATGCCGTCAACTACAACGTCCTTCGTGTAATGAGCGGTATGGCAGGTGTTGCCTACAGCAACTAAGCATAAGGTCTTTGCTTAGAATTTAAACTATCAAAAACTATAAAAATCATTAAATGATAAAATGAAATATTTTCATATTTTATTTTAGAAAAGGAATATAAAAGCATATATGAATTATAAGTATTAGGATAGGACACGTCAGTATGGTATCGTTTTCCGAAGAATGCGAAGCGTTGAAAAATCTATTGTCTGTGTTTGGTTCAAAATCATCAAGAAAAGATGACTGCGAAAAGGCTTTTCAAGATATCCAAGATATTATTGACAACCTTGAACATTGGTTTATGAGTGATATTATACAACTATTGATTGAACATATCAAAACAGCTATGCGTTTGGATAAAGAATACAGTTACAAGGTATTGAAGTATATTATTGAAAATCGCAAAGAAAATATCCGTATTACTATGCCATACTTGGTTCCATTTGTATGTGGTGATATTAATGATGTAATAAAAAATGTAAGTGCTATTTCAACAGAAACCTTGGAACAACTTTTATATTGTAGTAACAATAGTGATTTGGATGTGTTTATTCCAGTGGTGTTGAAGGGAATGAAAGACCCCAAGACTATTTATGACGCAATTGAAAAATTGGCAAGTTGTGTATTTGTCCAAAATGTGGAAGCGCCCGCCCTTTCTATTACAATGCCTATTATTATGCGTGGATTAAACGATAAAAAAACAGCAACACGTCGTCTTAC